GAATCAGCTCAGAAGCGATCAAAACGTCGTAGTATTACCTTAGTCAGACGAGTCGTCTAACAAATTCATATGCACCACTACCAAGTGGCTGTAACTAATTGAATGGCTTTTTTTGAAATAATAACTGTCGTCCGCAGGTCTTTCCCACACAGTGGTGGCAACTTCGGCCCAAGGCAAGCCAATCAAGTGTCGTTTGGCAGGTCTGATAACTGATAAAAACATGGCCATCCTGGGAATACTATTGACCGCTTGTGGCATTTTGATCAAAGTATCGTAGTGATTGCCAATGTGTATTATCTTCTCACAAAATTCACGCTCGTAGAGTTTAGCCCAGTCTGGCTCCCGTGACATCAGCTCTACCAAATGTGCTTCATCTCGGACTTGATTATAGAGATTTACATTTAAGAAATCCAGCTTTACATAGCCCAAATCTTCTGCTGTATTATAATCCAAGCTGGCCTGTGCAGTGAAGGGATCTTGTGGTATACCTGTAAAATAAACCCCAGTGTTGTGCTTGGTCAACTTACCGTCACGAATAATACTGGCGCTGGTATGCGGCAACAGTGATAGTATTTGATCTCTGTTGGCAAAATCTATGTCAATGTCACTGGAAAAGCGTTTAAATGTTTGTGTCATGTTGCCAACCACTTTAATGCAAACAGTGAAGCAAAACTTTCTGCCTCACCGTAAAAGGTAAAATTAACTGTATAATCTTGGGGATGGTATGCCCACTCAAAATCTCGACCGGACAGCAAGCCCTGTTCCTTGCACCAACGACTCATTTCAATTCCCAGACTTGACGCAGTCCAGCTGGATGCGCTACTCAATGATTTTGGCGATATACTCACAGTTTTCATAATTCGGCTGCGGTTAACACTGACTTGACCCATTCAGTGTCAGCTAGATAATCTTTGAACTTGCGCTGCCAATGGTCTGGATCAATCCAGGGCATTATGATCGCAATCTGCTCCTCATTGAGTGAACTGATGAAGTCAACGCCACTGTCACAATTATAAACAATCCAAGGACTGATGCGACCATTTGAGATATGATGCACAATGCGATTGGCTGATCCCAGACGAAAATAGTTGTTAAAATTATTCTGTAGCTTGGGTTCGGAATCCGCGTAGTCCTGCATTTCTTTCAGCGCTCGCTCCAGTGCATCTTGAACTGCTTCCTTTTTCAAATACTCATGTAGCCATTCTAGATACAAGGCTTCCTTGCACCAATGATCTATCTTTTTATTATTCTTCAACAACCAGTCAGTGAAGCTGGCAGTGTTGACGCATCTAACTCCCACTAGATGTCTACCAAATTTAACAAAGGCTGTGTAATAGGGACTGCCAACAAAATCGTCGTAGGTTTTAGTTTTGGCGCTGCCCTGTGAAATTTCGTAAAATCTTAGATACGCCTTTAAACCTAGCTGTACGCCTGTTTCTTTTTCTTGCTGATATCTACGCTTGGGCTCGCACATGTGCGCAATCAGCGTACTTTCTTTTACAAAACTTTTCTTACAGTAACGACAAACAAAGCTCATTCTAGTATTTTATGTTCTTTAATGTAATTAATCAAGTATTCATTTAATTGGTGATGGTGCCCACTTGCCCTATGTCGAATTTCAGGAGCCGCATCTCCATAAATGCTCTTCCAATTTCCACCTGCTAGTTCGGGCACACCCTGCTGATGCTGCCATTGTATGGCCTGCCACTTGAACCCATTGACGATATTTGATTTACTGGATAATAGTTTTACTCTGTCAGAATCTATTACACTGCTCGATTGATCCGAATATCGGGGTAGTAAAATACTAAAGTCGGCCTGTTGATATAATAATACTGCATGGCCTCGGCTGGTCAGATCTGAAATTGCAGCCAACATTTGATACATTAAATCTTCGGTTCTGTCTAGTAGACTATATAATTCTGCCTTTAATCTAATGTCTACAAATTTTTCAGTATCTCGTTCAGTCCAAAAATGTTCCCATCTCGCGGAAAATTTTTGATTTTGTGGATTAGTCCATCGACCTTCGAAACTAGAATCTTCCATCTCATCAGGAGTATATTTTAAAATAGGAATTTCCGATCGGCCGATAAAAGTCATACCAAGCACATAAAATGTTGGCTTGTCTGTGGAATAGCTATGCTTGAGAGTAGTACGCAAAATTCTAGAGTTTGCGCTGCCGCCAATGGCCAAACTAGAATATTCTCCAAGGCCAAGAGTCTTGGCCAAGTCTCGATGGCCGGCACCGTTGGCATACGACTCCATGTAGCTACAACCGTTGACAACTAATTGCGAATATTTCAACCCAGATCCTTTTTAATCTCAGAGTCAGACATGCCCATGGTCTTGGCCAAGGCTTTTAACTCTTTGGCGTCATTCAATTCAGCCAACAGTTCAAGTTCATCTGTACGAAGATGAGGATATAATTTAGTTAAAAATTTAAGGGCTTTGGAATTACTGCCTTCCTTCTTTTTACTGGCTTGCCAATAGTGTCGTTGTCGTCCCATGTCTGGACTAACAGTGGTACACAGCAACCATTGTAGTTTAGGATGCTTGCCCAAGTCAAAGAAATTTGCATTTACTCGTTCGTTGGTCACACGCAGATACCATTCTTGAATATCAGGTCCTCCCTCCACACTGGCAGCGTATCTCAGCATGAGATAGGTGGCGAACTTCTTGCGTTCTTCTTCATTGAGCTCATCGTAGAACTTACGATTCTTCGTGTCCAACTGAGCCATTTCGTTATTGATTGATAGTTTATCCATTATACAGGGTGATGAGAAGTATTTGATTTGTCTTCGTTGATGAGATGATACAGCATTATAACACGATCTATAGCATCTTGTAAAGTGGGATTGGTTTTCGCAGTTCGCCTAATATCACCCCAAAGTTTGTCTTCACGAATATGATCAACTAGTGGTCTACCGTCCGAAGTTCTGTGATCATAGCCCACTACTTCTCGTTCAGTTTGTCCTACTTCACGACGAAACACAGTATCGCCATTTCGCTCGTATATATAAGAGCCGCCCGGTTTAAGATTTCCCATTTAATAACTCCTGTGCCAATTGATCAGCAACATATCGACCAACATTAATGTTCTCAAATCCTGATACCACTTCCCGATGCAAGGGTAATTCTGTCAAATTGATATCACTGGTTGCGCAGCATTCCATATTAGACTGTTCGTATTTGGCAAAGTAGACTTTTGGTTTCGACACTGGCTGCACTGAGTCGCTGACAAAAGTATGGTGTATATGCCCGTAGTCGCCGTCTGGGTTGTGTGTCAGCAACAAATCATATTTGCCACTGATATTGAATATTTCTCTCTGAGCTTGCTCTACATTGAAACTTACTAGGTTGTTTTCCATATCTCTATAGTCATCCGTAAAACCCAGATTAACTGTGGATACATTTCGCCGGCGCCAGTAGGCTGTCATTTCCATTGCTCTTGGGTCATAACTGCGGTAAGTCAGATATAAGATAGTCCACTCAAACTCAGAATATCGTTCAATGAAAGGTCGTGCAAATATAACACAATCGTCCGGATGTGCAACCACACACAGTGCTTTAATTATACTCATGAAATTCAAACATCCAACATTTTAAATCAAAATCGTAATGAATAGTAATATCCTGATTGAGATTGTGTATAAATTTTGACGGAATACACCATATGGTATCTGTTACATCCATTACAAATTCATTAAATTTTGCCTTCCAAAATATACAAATTCTGCCGCCATAGTCCGGCAGTTTTCCTTTTGGTATTACTATTTTTATTTCGGCAGGAGGATTAGATAAATCAACAGTCAACGGCTCACTTTGATAAAAAGCGTGTAGTTTTAAATCTGTCATCTTCTTATATTGTTGAAAGAAATTACAAATCATATTGGACTTATGCCGTTGTGTTTTGACAGGATGGTTGCGTTGGAATTCAGTATTGATTATTTTTTCAAATTCAGAATCAATAGCAATATCAGGCTGAAACTCGTATGCTTCGGAATCAGTTTGTACTGCACTAAAAATAGGATGCTCCTTATACGCCACTGCGGTTATTTCAAAACTTCCAGGAATAAACGGCCCACGATTTTTAGTATGCTCTGCTATTGCTAAAATATTTTCGTCGAATATCCAATTACCCATTGTTTCGGAAACAAAATAGTCTGCTTGTAAATTAGTATCTAAATAATTTGCATGGATTATTTCTATGGTATCGATTAAATTTAATTTAGCAAAAATTTCTTTGGCAAAATTATATCGTTCTAAATTTTGTTCTACGCTATAGACTTTCTTTGCTCCGGCCCGGGCGGCCAATATGCTGAGAAATCCTGTACCAGTTCCAATATCTACAACAATTTTATCTTTTACACAGGACTCTATGGCATTTTTATAAAAAATGTTCCTGCCAGTATCGTTGATCATTGGCAGAAATATACCGTCATCTTTAAGCCAATCCATCGGTTAGTCCCATTCTGTTATAATTTTGTAATAAACATCTGCTAGATATGCTTGGCTTTCTGGGGCACCATGATAGCCAGGATCAGTTCCTGCGAACGGATACAACCATGTGGCATGCTGCGGCAGCAGTTCTTGGTCAGTTATTAAATATCTGTCTGGCACTATTGTGGGTATGATGTCACGAACTGTGGCAGCATTCCATAAATTATCGGGCAGCACAATAAACTTAACGCCCGCCAAGTAGGCTTGCACAATACCATCACGAATGATCCAAGTGTCCATCTGCAATTTCCAGTTGCTGTCATATATATGATTGACATATTGTTTGACTGCGTTCTGTGTGTCTGGATCTATTCGTCGACTGCGGTAAGGATGTGGATAGTTTTCTGCCAAACTGAAAATAGTCTCGCAAATCATATTGTAAGGCTGATTGTTATAGTTGACATTGCGAATGCCATCCTTGGCGTCATACCCGTTCTTTAATTCAGTATTTTGTAAATGTCGCTGCAAGTCACTGTTCCATCCTTTGTTTTCGTTTTTGGGTATAGTGTAAGGTGCTGAACTGGCGGGCAGTTCCATTCGATCGTGAAATGTAGGAGCAATGACAGCAAAGTCGGGCTGTTGGCGAATGATCTCGTCAATTTGAATACGAATGCCTCCGTTGCTGCATCCTTGGCGTGCCAAGTGTACCAGATCCCAATCTAACTTGCCAGCCAATAGTTCACCATAGCTGGTACCGGGCAATGTTTCACTGGGTCCACTAAAGCTACAGCCTGCTACTATTAACTTCTTTTTCATTGATGATTTTTATTTGTGAGTTCTGGTTTGGTGTAGGTATAGCCGTACTCTCGATGCAGCCATTCCACAAATTTATAAACTTCGTCAGCTTGAAAGTCACGATGCACTCTGCCTTCGTTGTACAACATGCTGGCCCGATGTAGTTGCAACATCCAGTCAGATTCTGAAATTTTCGACATTATAATTCCTTACCAGCATTTGCTATAGTTGACAACTTCGCTCTGTCTACTTATTTCTTTTACAAAGTAAACACACAAAGGTTTTTCAGTGCCAGTTTCCAATGGTACGGCCAACATCTGTCCGGGTTTTAATTTTGGAAAGTACCACTTGACATCTTGATAAATGTCAATTACTTCTACTGGAAAGAATTCGGGTCTGAAACTGGCCATTGGATTAAATGCAAATGCACTGAATCCTCGATCATTGATACTGGTCAGTGGAACAACTTCTAAGTCACCCAAATCAGGTTCTCCTATTAGTAATTGCCAATCGATGGGCATTTTAATTATGCTATTACCTATCTTTAATACCAGTGCCGGACTGTTAAAACTTTCTAGAAAGATTAATGGTATAAAAAAGTAGTCGGGTTCTTTGGGATCTGAATTGTCCAGTACACAGAATCTAATGTCATCCACTTCTTCTGGAATTTCATTTAGTTCGTAGCTGGTATTTTCTAGTGTTAGTAATCTCACTGGTTTCCTTTTTAGTTATTGTTAGTATATACTAACTTGGCATTTTGTCAATCATTTCCATGTGACTTTTTCAACTTCGAATGGATAATTTGCATCTCGATAAAAGGCTTTGCGTTTGGTCAAGTGTCGTTTGGCAAATTTACAAGTGCTGGTTAAATCCCAAATCTGCACAAAGTCTTTGTCTTCTGCTTTACGAATGCCGCGGCCGATACTTTGAATAACTCGAACAAAACTCTTGCCTGCTTCAAATAATACCAAGTTGAAAATGCGGGGAATGTTAATACCAACTGCTGCTACTCCATAGGTAGCAATGATGATCTTATTTGTAGAAGTAGCGATCTCATCATATTCATCTTTACGATCTTTGCTTTTAGTTGAGCCCGACACAAACGCCACTTCGGGCTTGTCGCTCAATAAACTAAACAAACTACTCAGTTCAATTTGCAACATCTTGCCTGTTTCGATTCTGTCCACCAATATCAGAGTATTGCCCGACTCTTTAATTTTATCTATCAGTGTGGCAATATAAGCCAGTCTGGGCGCATTGGTGGTTAGATATTTTAGTTCGCTTTGATAGTCTGCATACTCTACATAATCCATCAACTGTACCACATTAACATGGCAGTTGGCGAGATGACCTGCTTCCTGTAACTCGCTGGCACTGAGTCGCCCTATTACATCACCTATGCTGCATTTAATACTAACAAACTCGTAGTCTTCTTTGGGAATAGTGCCAGTTAGCCCCCATCGAATGGGCACATGTGCAAACACAGAAGTCAACAAGGTCTTGAGTGCATCTGCCTTGGCCATGTGTACCTCATCTACCATAATGCACACCACACCCTCAATGAATTCACCGATGGTAATGTCTGTGTCGTAACTTTTGGTATTCTTGAGCAAGATATTAAGACTTTGCCAAGTGCAGATAGTATGTGTACGGCCAAACTCTTTACGATCTCCAAAGTAAACACCAACATCCAGACCCATGTTGACATAGTCGGCTTCGGTCTGTGTCACCAAACTCTTGTTGGGCACTATAACGATACTTCGGCCATACTTTTCCACACTTGCACTCAACGCCGCAGTTATCAAAGTTTTGCCTGCGCCGGTGGCAATTTCCTGTAGACTTTGTGGATTTGTTAAAAAGTTGTTGATGATCTCAACTTGGTAATCACGCAACTGTATGGACTCTCCCACTTTGGGATGACCTTTGGGCCAAGTCACATGCGAGAAACTATCTTCTTTAATTTTATCAAATTCAAAGGTAGTGGTGTAATCGCGAGTATCTTCAATCTCAACATCGTATCCGCGCTCCACCAAGTAGGGAATAATGTCGGGCAACAGATTAATATAAGTGGTGCCACCTAAATTAAAGAATGCGACTTTGCCGTCCCACCGGCCCAATCTCACTGCTGGCTGATACCTTGCTCCGGGGATTTCATATTTGAATTTATCCACCAATTTTTTACGCTCAACAAGATCAAGTCCTTCAATTTTTACATTGACTTCATCTCGGATTATTAATTTTGCTTGCATCATACTAGTTTAACATAATTGGGTCTGATATTGCTATAGTTTTGTCAGTCATTGATTAGAAATACTTTGTTGGGTTTAATGTTGTTTTTTAAATTGTCAATTAATATACCCACATCGTTAATTTCCCCCACCTTAATGCCTCCCAGTATTTGAGAAATGGACCAGTCTGGCAGTGCCCAGTGATTGCACCAATCAGTTTTATATGGATTAAACCAATTGTCAAATTTAATTTGATCTTGTTGGCTAATACTTCTGTCAATATCAGTCAGTGCTATCCGAATTCTAAAAGTTAAAGTTTTCATTGGTTTTGCAAGCTGAACCATTCGATTAATATTATCAGGTTCGCCATCTCGTCGATAATCATACGGAGTTTTTCCAAGTTCGCTAAACGAAACAAAACAGTCGCCAGCAGCAAAATTTAATTGGCAAGTTAATAACTCTTCCATTGAATATTTTTGAGCCAGTGGGCCCGACATTTCCCTATAGTCTATACTACATGTATTAGGTATTTTTCCAGAATTTATAGTCTCTTTCATATGTATAGACTCGTGAAATTCTAACCAAATTTTATCACCGTTATATCCGCGCTCGTAGATTTGATGTAGAGCATTTAAATATAACTGATTGTCAAGTTGATTTTGATCTATATCAATATTCAGTAAATTTGCATTTTCTAATAATTGTTTGATAATTATTTCGGATGTATGAGAAAATGGACTATCAAAGTTGCAAAATCTTAGAGGTACTCGTTGTAAATGCTTGCTCATACGAGCCAACTTATCAGCAGTAACAGAATCGTTTAAATTAATAATTAAATCACTATCGTCAGCAAATACGAGTTTTAACTTTTTAGTCATTCTATTACCATTATTTTTTCAGCATTGTTACGCCAGCTTTCTTTTTTGCTGCCTATCATGAGAC